CAGGCCGAGATCCAACAGAATTTCAACAGCGTGGCCTGGAGGTACGGAGTATGAAGTTCTCCGGTGTTAACCCGCATCTAATGCTTTATATGGTATGTCTAATGTGGCTGCCAATGCCAACTTCCTACGGTGGATCAAATACTGCGGCAGTAGGCGCGGGATTCACTAAATTGCTGTTGGTGCCCTAACGGTAAATATACAATAAAGAGAGCGCGATATGGCCATACAAACGATCAACATAGGTAATCAAGTAAACGACGGATTGGGTGATCTAAAATCGTAATAACGCAACAGTAAATATAAGAAAGAGAAAAGTCAATGCCTACATATTCGATAATACCTTCGGGCACAGCACTATACGAAGGAGAAGCAGTTACTTTTACGATAAATTTAACAGATGTTCAATTAGGATCTACCCTTTATTGGAATACTGTGCAGGTATCGGGAGTAATAACCACAACAACATTCACTGATCAGATCACCAGCGGATCTTTGACAGTCACTGGAAACACCCTGTTTTTGACTAGAACTACAGCAGTGCAACCAGAAGAACAAACAAAGTCATTTAGGATAACTCTAATGACTGATTCTGAAAACGGTGTTCCGGTGACTACTAGTGTTCCGGTGATCATAGAGGATTCAGAGCAGGCTCCCTCTTCATCGTCGCAGCCCCTGGTAGCATCGGGGGGATTTGCTGTCGGAGATCCGCCCAAAATAGTCATAGATTCTAATGGGACTTCTTCCCTTACTAATGGTGTTTTTTCTGGAAATCTGTTTGTAGAGGGTGACATATCGAGGCTTAATACTGAGGTAGAAATTGGAGACAAGATTGTAAGTTTAAACACAGAAATATCTTCGGATATTACTGCATTAAATGGGGGCATCGTTCTGAGAGGAACCACTAATAAAACGGTGTTGTGGACTTCGGTCGACACTATTGAAGCTTGGACTTCTAATCAAAATTTTAATTTAAACACCGGAAAAGCTTACCTAATTAATAATGCACAGGTCATAAATTCTACCTCTTTGGGCGCAGGAGTTACCAGTTCTAGCCTAACTTCGGTGGGAACTATCAATACGGGTGTCTGGCAAGGCACTATCATTTCCCCGCAGTACGGCGGGACGGGAATCAACAATGTCAACAAGACTATCACTTTAGGTGGTGACCTCCAGACCGCCGGCGCAGTAACACACAGCGGAGCCCATTCGTTGACCGTGACTACTACAGAGACCACATCAGTGACGTTGCCCGTTTCCGGCACGTTGATTTCTACTACTAGCACAGGTGCCGTAACTAATGCCATGTTGGCCAACAGCAGCATAACAGTCAATGGGGCCACTGTCTCATTGGGCGGCACTGTTAATACCCCAAATACTACCTATGCGATTTCAGCAGAAACCGCCACAGGCGGAGTCAATCTAGCACTCACTGACAGCAGCAACACTGTGGATAATGTAAGATTTGCACAGGGAACCAATGTAACCATAGCGAGAACTAATGCTGACACCATAACTATCTCGTCCACTGATACCACTTATTCGGCAGGCACCGGCGTCACGCTTACCGGAACTTCATTTAGTATAGGGCAGACCGTGGCTACAAATTCGTCTGTGACATTTTCGTCGATCAACCTAGGGTCGGCTTCTGGAGCTACGACAGGACAGCTTAGAGCTTCAGACGATATCATCGCTTTCGCGTCATCGGATCTCGCTCTGAAAGAAAATATATCAGTTATTACAAACAGTCTCGATAAAATCAAACAGTTAAAGGGCGTGGTCTACGATTGGACTGACGAATACATCCAGCGGAAAGGCGGATTAGATCCCGTGTATCTAAGAAAAACCGATGTGGGGTTGATAGCACAAGATGTAGAAAAGATATTGCCCGAAATAGTGGCTAAAAGACAGGACGGCTACCTAGCTATAAAATACGACAGGATCGTAGCATTGTTAGTAGAAGCGATCAAAGATCTTTCTTCAGAAATCGACGAGCTAAAGAAAAATGCCGGTTAAATCATCGGGCCAGTTATCCTTCACAGATCTAGCCACTGAATTTCCAGACACTGCTCCTTTCTCTATCGCAGACTATTATCGAGGAGGTGGACTAGTTCCTGATGCGCCGGTTAACTCGCAGGTTCCGGTCGCCGGACCGATAAGATTTTCAAATTTTTATGGTGCTACCTATATACTCTATGCGTTTGGTACTATACCTACTAGTTTAAACGAAGGAGTATCGGGCGTATTTAACGTATCCACTGTAGGTATAGCTAATGGAACCACGTTGTATTGGACTATAAATCTCGCGGGTAATCTAAACAGCAGCGATTTTTCCGCGACCAGCGGCAGTTTCGTAATCAACACAAATGCAGGTAATTTTTCGATAACTACGATCGCTGACGAACTCACAGAGGGTGCAGAAACATTCACAGTCAGCGTGAGGACAGGAAGCACTATCGGTCCGGTCGTAGCTACCAGCAATTCTGTGACCATCAACGACACATCTCTGACGAGAACCTATGCGTTTGGTACCATACCCACGAACATCAACGAAGGCGGCTCAGCTACGTTCAACGTCACTACCACCAATGTGCCTAACGGCACTACCCTTTATTGGACTATATTAAACAACACGACCACCAATGCTGATTTTTCCGCAACCAGCGGAAGTTTCACTATCAATTCAAACGCGGGTAGTTTTACTGTGACACCTACAGCCGATCAACTCACAGAAGGCGCAGAATCATTCCGTGTAGAAGTGCGAACCGGCAGCACTTCGGGAACAGTGAGAGTAACCAGCAATTCTGTGACAGTCAACGACACATCTCTGACGAGAACCTATGCGTTTGGTACCATACCCACGAGCATCAACGAAGGCAGCTCAGGTACGTTCAACGTCACTACCACCAATGTGCCTAACAGCACTACCCTCTATTGGACCATATTAAACAACACGACCACCAATGCTGATTTTTCCGCGACCAGCGGAAGTTTCACTATCAATTCAAACGCGGGTAGTTTCACCATATCTCCTAGAGCAGACACCACCACAGAGGGTGCAGAAACATTCCGTGTAGAAGTGCGAACCGACAGCACTTCGGGAACAGTGAGAGTGACCAGTAATTTAGTGACCGTCAATGACACGTCTTTAAATCCTTCAACCTACTCTATAGGATCAACTAATATCGCTAGAATAATCGAAGGATATAACGCTTTTTTTACCGTATTTACTACAGGAGTAGCATCGGGGACGACATTGTATTGGAATATAGAAGGTGTGTCCGGACCGGCCCCTAACTTAGTTTCAACCGCGCTACTCAACGGATCGGCCGGAATCCTTCCGCAAGAAACACATTTCCTGGAAATTTTTAATAGTAGACGATTGGGAGATATCGACAACAACGGCACTCTTAGTTCCTTTGACACTCTTCAACACATGAGATGGGCCTATGATACAACTGGGTCTGCGATCCCTTCCGATCAGTCAACATATATCGTAGACACGCTTTATCCGAGACTTCGTAGCGACGCTACCAAATACTCCTATGTATACGGGCCTGCGGCCTCTACAGCTGACTTTTTATTCTCGCAGGGTTCTTTTGCAATAGGTACTAACGGCCAAGGCGGTATAACGATATCACCAATGCATGAGGCAGCAACCGGAGAAAATGACGAAACGTTTCGTATAAGATTATTTACCGACGCAGCCCGCACTAATCTAGTAGCCACTAGCCATACCATAGCTATAGTCGAACCAACATACTCAGTGACTGTTCCGGCCAGTATCAACGAAGGAACCGCAGGAACATTTACTGTAAATACTGCCGGCGTTTCTAATTCTACTATCCTTTATTGGACCATATTAAACGTTACGACCACCAATGCTGATTTTTCCGCGACCAGCGGCAATTTCACCATCAACTCAAACACTGGTAGTTTTACTGTGACACCTACAGCAGACGCTGCCACAGAAGGTTCAGAAACCTTCCAAGTACAGATAAGAACAACTAGCACCAGCGGTACTATCAGAGCCACTAGTTCGTCAGTCACCATAAATGACACGTCTCGGACTCCTGCGGCCACATACAACTTTGGTACCATACCCACGAGCATCAACGAAGGCAGCTCAGGTACGTTCAACTTTACTACCGCCGGTGTGCCCAACGGCACTACCCTATATTGGACTATAAATCTCTCGGGTAATCTAAACAGCAGCGATTTTTCCGCGACCAGCGGCAGTTTCACTATCAATTCAAACGCAGGTAGTTTTTCGATAACTACGATCGCCGATCAACTCACAGAAGGCGCGGAATCATTCACAGTCAGCGTGAGGACAGGCAGCTTTTCTGGGCCTGTGGTGCGGACTAGTAATTCCGTGACCATCAATGACACATCTCTGACGAGGACCTATGCATTTGGTACTATACCCACGAGCATCAACGAAGGCAGCTCAGGTACGTTCAATGTCACTACCACCAATGTGCCCAACGGCACTATCCTATATTGGACGATAAATCTCGCGGGTAATCTAAACAGCAGCGATTTTTCCTCGACCAGCGGCAGTTTCACTATCAATTCAAACGCAGGCAGTTTTTCGATATCTACGATCGCCGATCAACTCACAGAAGGCGCGGAATCATTCACGGTATCTATCAGGACAGGCAGCATTTCTGGGCCTGCGGTGCGGACCAGTAATTCCGTGACCATCAATGACACATCTCTGACGAGGACCTATGCATTTGGTACTATACCCACGAGCATCAACGAAGGCAGCTCAGGTACGTTCAACGTCACTACCACCGGTGTGCCCAACGCCACTACCCTTTATTGGATAATATTGCATTCAACCACCGCAGGTGCAGATTTCATAACAGCCAGTGGAACATTCATTATTAACAGTAACAGAGGCAGTTTTGTCGTATCTCCTACAGCAGACGCTATCACAGAGGGTGCCCAAACATTCCGTGTAGAAGTAAGAACAGATTCTTTTTCTGGAACCGTGAGAGCTACCTCTGGACTCGTCACTGTCAACGATACATCTACTTCCCCCACATACAACTTTGGTACTATACCCGCGAGCATCAACGAAGGCAGCTCAGGTACGTTCAACGTCACTACCACCGGTGTGCCCAACGGCACTACCCTATATTGGGCGATAAATCTCACAGCAGTAGTCACTAGCGGCGATTTTCCCGCGACCAGCGGCAGTTTCACTATCAATTCAAATGCCGGCAGTTTCGTCGTATCTCCTAGAGCAGACGTTAGCACAGAGGGTGCAGAAACATTCACGGTATCTATCAGGACAGGCAGCATTTCTGGTACTGTGGTGCGGACCAGTAATTCTGTGACCATCAATGACACATCTCTGACAGCTCCTGGGCAAGTTTCGAGAACTACGGCTGGAACTACAACATGGGTTTGCCCAACTGGCGTTACATCTGTCAGTGTGCTTTGTATCGGTGCTGGCGGTGGCGGAAAATATAATGGCGGTGGTGCCGGCGCTGGCGGGAACCTAGCTTACAGAAATAATATGACAGTGACACCCGGAGTTACATATTATCTAAGAGCCGGCACTGGTGGTCTAGGCAGCGCCTCCGGAACGGGAGATGCTGGCGTTGGTGGAACTTCGTGGTTTAATACCAGCAGTACTAGTGCAGGTACAATGATCTTTGCAGGGGGTGGCGATGGAGGTAAGGGAACCAGCGGATTTAGCGCTCCATATACTGCCCTTAGACAGGGCGGTCTTCCTAGCACCGCTACTCCACCGACAGCATCAAATGTTACCACGCATCGTGGGGGCCAAGGCGGTAATGGCAGCACTAGCCGAGGAGCAGGAGGTGGCGGTGCTGGCGGGTATACCGGTACCGGCGGCCGTGGCGCAGGAACCAACGGTAATGCTACTGGCGGTAATAACGGTGGTGGTGGTGGCGGATATAGCGGCAACGATCGAGGAGGTCTTGGTGGCGGTACCAGAATCTTTGGATCTGGCGCCAGTGGCAGTGGTGGTAGCAACGTTACTACAGGAATCGGCGGTAATGGTGGGGATGGCGGAACTGGAACTACTACAGCATACGGTAAAGGCGGCCCTGCTGATACCGGTAGTGCTACCAGCACCGCCCTTAATGGTACTAACGGTGCTGTGCGTATTCTATGGCCTGGTATTACTAGATCTTGGCCTAGCACCGGAATCGCCGATCAATGAAATATACGAATAAAGGAACAGATAAAAATGCCAACTACTAAAGTCACACTAGATTTCTATGATGATGTTTTTTATATCAAAGCCGTGGATTTCACCCATAATTGGGCTACTAGAGGTAATTTCCTCAATACCGGATTTCCCTACTCAGAATCCGTGGCGCTGTTGACCTATGAACCTATGAGGAATAACTATTCTGTGGAATATATCGGCGGCCAAACAGTGTCCGGTAGGGTAGAAGAGATCGTCTGGATAGAACAAAATCTTGATCAACTAATCGCGCACGCCAAAGAAGAAAAGCAGGCACTGGCTAATGTAGTTCCGACCATAAGACAGATGAGAAAACAAAAACTAGATGAAACCGATTGGATGGTCCAACGGCATCAAGAAGAGCTATTGTCCGGTAATCCTGTTACATTAGACGAGGAACAGTTTCAGGTATTATTGGGATGGAGACAATGGATGAGAGAGATTCCTGATAATTACCCTGGAATAGATCTAGACGGTGCTTCCACGGCTCTAATATGGGCCGAATTACGTTTATCAGACGAAGATTAAAAACGGTTAGGTAAATATAACTATGCCGACCACTGAAGTTACTAATCTCGAAACCGCCAAGACCAAAGTCTACAAATATGTGGCCAACATGCTGGGCGAAGGTATCGTTGACGTCGAGCTAGATGCCACCCACTACGAAACTGCCTTAGAACGTGCTCTAGGAAAATATCGCCAAAGAGGAGACAGTTCGGTAGAAGAAAGCTATATGTTCCTTACTTCGGTAGAAAATCAAAATACCTATGTTTTGCCTAAAGAAGTCATCGAAGTTAGGCAGGTTTTCCGCAGGAGCATAGGATCGAGATCGGGCAGCGGCCAAGGCGGCACTATATTCGAACCATTTAATCTAGCCTACACTAACACCTATCTGCTCAGCAGCAGCAACATGGGCGGGATATTAACCTATGAACTTTTTGCACAATATCAGGAAATGATCGGACGCATGTTTGGTAGCTTTATAGAATTTAAATGGAACAATCAAACTAAGCATCTAACCCTGATGCAGCGTCCTAGGAACTCGGACGAAGAACTCATGCTTTATACCTATAATTATAGGCCAGATATATCTATATTAAATGACACCTATGCCAGCCAATGGATCAAAGACTACACGTTGGCAAATTGCAAACTCATGTTAGGACAGGCTCGAGAGAAATTTGCGCAAATTGCTGGCCCGCAAGGCGGAACTACCCTGAATGGTGCAGCTTTAAAAACAGAAGCGGTTTCGGAGATAGAAAAGCTAGAAAAAGAACTTAGCGAGCAGGTGGCAGGTGGTCGAGGCTATACCTTTATAATAGGATAGTCTATGCGTGCTCGAGAATTTTTAAAGGACGATCTGTCTGTTAAGACTAATATCGATTATCATCAAAGATTAAATCCAGCAACCTGGGATGATGATCAATTGAAGTCGGACATCAGAGAGAGATTGATAGAAATCGCAGAAAGATTTGTAGAATATTTAGAAATAGAAAACTTCTATATCGAAGACATAGTACTAACTGGGTCTATGGCTAACTTTAATTGGACCGAATACAGCGACTTTGACGTGCATGTAATCACCGATTATAAGAAATTAAATTGTGATGATATCGCCGAGGCATTCTACACCGCCAAGAAAAAGATATGGAACGACGAAAACGATATAATGATTGTTGGGCACGAAGTCGAAATGTATGTGGAAGATATCGCCCAGCCGTCTGTGAGCCAAGGAACATATAGTCTATTAAATGATACATGGAAGAACAAACCGTCATACAACCCACCAAAAATCAACGACAGCGCCGTAGATATCAAGACCAAATCGTTGGCGCAATTCATCGATAAAAGCATCAACAAACACGATACCTCTGAAGAACTAAAGCGTTTGATGACGAAAATAAGAAACATGCGTAAATCAGGCCTAGAACAAGCCGGCGAGTTTTCCACCGAAAACCTAGCTTTCAAAATACTGAGAAATCAGGGCTATCTCGATAAATTAAAAAATGCTATATTGGATAGACAGAGCCAAGAATTAAGCATCAAATAATTTGATTTTTTCTTTATAGATGCTATAATATCTAGACAATTTTGGAGTCTAGGATGATTATAGGTATCTGTGGTTTTATCGGTTCGGGCAAAGACACCATAGCTGATTATTTGGTAAACTTCCATGAATTCCGGAGAGAAAGTTTCGCTAACACGCTTAAAGACGCTGTCAGCGCAGTGTTCGGCTGGGATAGGACCATGCTAGAAGGCAGGACCAAAGCTGCTCGTGAATGGCGTGAGCAGGTAGATCCGTGGTGGGCAGAGAGATTAGAAATGCCTACGCTAACTCCCCGTTGGGTATTACAATATTGGGGTACAGAAGTATGCCGACTAGGGTTTCACGATGATATCTGGATAGCATCTCTAGAAAATAAACTGAGAAACAGCAGAGATAATATAGTGATATCTGACTGTCGATTCCCTAACGAGATCAACAGTATCAAACGTGCAGGCGGAAAAATCGTATGGGTGCAACGCGGAGATCTTCCAAGTTGGTATGAAATCGCGCTTTCAGCAAATCAAGGCGACCTGGTCGCCAAACAACAGCTAACTTCTTTAAACATACATGCATCCGAAACTAGCTGGATAGGTACAGAATTTGATTACGTCTTAGACAATAACGGCAGCATAGACCTATTGTACGATCAGATCAAAAATCTGGTGTTAAATCCCCTTGCTTCCATCTAACCCCGATTTCTTGTAACGTCCTTTGGCAATTGGCACAGATAGTTTTTAGGTTGCTAGGCCTACAATTGTCTAGATTACCGTCTATATGATAGACATTAAAAATATTTTTGTGTTTGCTAGAAAATCCGCATTTTTCGCAGAAATCTTTTTTAGAATACCCTTTCTGCCTCCATCTAGGTAGTCCAATATTAGAGTTCCTAGAACAACTGTCGCATTGCCTCCTATAGAAGACCTTCTTTCCTTTGTAGTAGTTAATCGCGACCGGTTTAGATTGACAGTTAGAGCACAATGGTCTCATCGAGTATTTATACCCGCCCTTTTTCTGCCCTTTTTGGGGCTAGTTAACCTGCTATTTCTTTCGAACCTCGCTAAATATTATCAAGCTAATAGGAGATGGAGATATGGCTTTAACTTCACCAGGCGTTGAACTCAGCGTAGTCGACGAAAGTTTTTATACAGCAGCAGAACCAGGTACTAGACCACTTCTGCTGCTGGCCACTGCTGGAAACAAACCCAATGCAGCAGGTACCGGAACCGCACCGGGAACGCTGGCCAGTAACAGTGGAAGGGTCTATGTGATCACTAGCCAACGCGAGCTAGTAGAGACATTTGGTGATCCTATATTTAGAGTAGATTCAAATAACAATGCGATAAATGGCAGCGAGTTAAACGAATATGGTCTTCAAGCAGCATACAGCTTCTTAGGAGTCAGTAATTCGGCAGTGGTCCTGAGAGCAGACATAGATTTAAATGAGCTAGTACCGTCACCCTCCGCCCCAGGCGGGGAGCCTATTGACGGCACTTTTTGGTTAGATACTGCAGCTTCACAGTTTGGTGTTTTCCAATGGGACGGCAATCCAGGTTCAGTACGGGGAGGCCAATCATTTAATGCAAAAACTCCATTGATCGTTCTAGAAGCCAATCGCTTGATACAATCAGGCCAAGATGCAGGTTCTCCTAAATCATCGGTGGGTATCATCGGTGATTACGCTATAGCACAGGGAGTTGATCCTATCACGGATGGCGAATTAAATGACACCATATCAAATGTAGCACAAACAACATCAAATGTATTAACCCTATGGTATAAAAATAGACAAAATATCTGGGTTAAAGTAGGTTCACCGGCCTGGAAAAATAGTTGGCCTGTTGTTAAATCTAACGCATACAGCGTCGACGATCTAACAGGATCAATACTTGTAAACGATCAAAGCATCTCAGGCTCATCAATCGCAGCTATTGCAGCGGCTATTAATAATAATGGTACACTAAATTTTGCCGGAGTTAGAGCAGAAGTTATTAATAACAGTCTAGAGATTTTTTCTACAGGAGTAGAAGTTGTTATCGCAGATAGCGGTAGCGGGTCAGATATTTTAACAAAAACTGCTATTTCTACCGGAACTTATAGAACTGCTGCTTTGGCGATTCGACCACATACCAACATTCCAGGGTGGCGTATTAGGGATACATTTCCTGGAAAACCGGCCAATATCAGTAACAGACCTTCGGGATCAATATGGATTAAAATCACTGAACCAAATGCTGGCGCTAGATGGCGACTCAAGAGATATAATCAAAACAGCAACCAATGGGCTCCGGTAGAAGTCAACTTTTACAGTTCTAGCTCCGGAGCATTAGCAGCCCTAGACCCGTCTAGGGGCGGAATAGGAATAGCCACCGATCGTGCATTCGTGCATTATAATTTTGAAGAATATACTTCGAATCCCATCGCCGAATTCAGAATCATGCGTAGAGCACGGACCGGAGCAACCAATATTCGAACTAGAGAAATTACTAGTACCAACAGAATACCTCAAGGCGTTTATACATTTGTCATGGGAGAGAGTCGTGTAGGTACTGCAGAGATTTTTTATGCGACTATAAACTTAACCATAGGTAGCAATGATGTAGGGGCCGAAGAACTGGTAACTGCTATATCTAGTGCCGGTTTTAATAATATCGTAGCTGACGTTGTAGGGAACCGTGTGTTTATATCCCATAATCGAGGAGGCGAAATACGCATCGCCGACGATGGAGATAGCACTAATTTCGTCGGAACGATTTTAGGGATGTACGACGTTAATAATAATTTAAACATGTATCCGGCTCCTGTGGGAGATTTAAGATTTGCATTAGTCGCGTCAAACTGGATACCATTAACCATTACGCCCGATACTGCAACAGTAACTAGGCAGAGTTATTACATACAACCTACTGCACCTAATACACTAGTAGAAAATGGAAAGATTTGGTATAGTTCGATCGTCGACGAAGTCGATATCATGGTCCATAATGGTAGAACCTGGGTGGGTTACAGAAACGTCGATCTAGGAGCAGGAGTCGGTGTTACTGACACTAATGGTCCTATCGTTAGTGCTACAGCACCGCAGGAACAAACCGATCAGACTGATCTAGTAGACGGTGATCTCTGGATCGACACCGGAGATCTAGAAAATTATCCTGCTCTTTATAGATTCAACGGCACATCGTTGTCGTGGGAATTGATCGATAAAACCGATCAAACCACTGAAAACGGCATTTTATTTGCCGATGCCCGCTGGGCCACAGATGGTCAATCAGGGACACCGTCATCTATCGCAGAATTGCTAAACAGCAATTATCTAGACTTCGATGCACCGGATCCTGCACTATATCCTCGTGGTATGCTGTTATGGAATCTAAGAAGAAGCGGGTTTAACGTTAAAAAATTCGTAAAAAACTACATCGATATCACCGGTGATAATCTAAGATATAACTCCAGCCAGAGCGACAGCGGATTCAGACCTACTACCGGCGAGCGCATGGAGACATATTACCCACATCGTTGGGTCACTGAATCTAGCAATCAAAGTGATGGTTCGGGGAGTTTTGGAAGAAAGGCACAGAGAAAGGTAGTACAGCAGGCATTACAGCGTGTAGCCAATTCCAACCAAGACATCAGAGATACTGAAAGATTTAACTATAATCTGTTAGCCTGCCCAGGGTATCCCGAATTGATCGGAGAAATGCAGACTATAAACTTTGATCGAGGGTTAACTTCCTTTATAGTAGGGGATACACCGTCTAGATTACAGGCAAATGCTACTACATTGACAGAATGGGGTACTAACATCCGAGGTGCAGCCGAAGATGGTGATATTGGATTAGTGACGTCTGACGAGTATCTAGGAATATTTTATCCGTGGGGCTTTACCTCAGATAATTTTGGAAGAGATATAGTAGTACCTCCTAGCCATATGATCCTAAGGATGATAGCCCTCAATGATCAAGTAGCTTACCCATGGTTCGCTCCTGCCGGTACTAGAAGGGGAGGTATCACTAATGCCACATCTGTGGGATTCGTTGATGAAGAAGGAGAATTTAGAACAGTAGCATTGAATCAAGGCCAGCGCGATACCTTATATAATCTAAAGATCAATCCTATCTCATTCTTTGTTGGAGCAGGATTAGTAAACTTCGGTCAAAAAACTAGATCTAGGGGAGATTCGGCGCTAGATCGCATAAATGTATCAAGATTGGTCATATATCTAAGAAGCCAATTGAATCGACTGACCAAGCCTTATATTTTTGAACCTAATGATAAGATCACTAGAGACGAAATAAAAGCTCAGGTAGAAACCTTGTTGTTGGAATTAGTCGGCCAAAGAGCTATCTATGACTTCTTAGTGGTCTGCGACGAATCTAATAATACACCAAACAGGATTGATAGAAACGAACTGTATGTGGACATAGCTATAGAGCCAGTTAAAGCTATCGAATTTATCTATATACCATTAAGAATCAAGAACACTGGTGAGCTTTCGGGTGCATAAATTGAAAGTAAATAATAAAAACGGAGATTAAGAGATGTCAATATCAACACTATCAAGATTCAGCGTTCCTTTAAACAGTTCAGAATCTGCGAACTCGCAAGGGTTGCTGATGCCCAAGCTACAGTATAGATTTAGGGTGTTCTTACAGAACTTTGGTGTTTCGAAACCGACCACTGAATTAACTAAACAGGTTATGGATATAACTCGTCCAACAGTAACTTTTGACGACATCGAGTTACCTGTTTACAACTCTAGGGTTCGATTAGCAGGAAGACCTATGTGGGAAAATATTACATTGACACTAAGAGATGACGTGTCCGGCGAAGTACAAAAATTAGTCGGGCAACAGCTACAGAAACAGTTTGACTTCTTCGAACAATCTAGTGCAGCATCCGGCCAAGACTACAAATTCACTACACGGATCGAAATACTCGATGGTGGAAATGGTCAGAATCCAGAAAATACTGGGGTTTTTGAAACATGGGAAATCTACGGTTGTTATGTACAATCAGCAAACTACAATACACTAAATTATGCAAGTAGTGATCCGGTGACTGTTACCTTGATTATCAGATACGACAATGCTGTGCAATTCAAAGGGGCATCGGAATCAGGTTCAGACAGAGGAGTCGGTGCAGCCATAGGAAGAACTATTGGCAGCTTTGTTTCCGGAGGTGGTCAGACAGAGTAATCGTTGATGCTCTAGAAAAAGCTGCTTTAGAGCAGCTTTTTTTATCGATAAATAAAACTATGTCCAGCTTTTTCAATGATTTTTTAGATAATATCGGTCGAGGTTTGACACAGCCTAAGGGTGTCTCCGGAGACTGGCAGCACGCCAGCAGAGTTTTTACTAATTCAGGATATCGTCTTGCGCCAAAAAGCAAGTTTCTTTATCATGTAGTTTTTAATGTAAATCCAGATGTTATCAAGTCATCTACGTTTAGACAAAAACATCTTACACAGATCAGTCTTCTAGTTAAATCTGTAGATCTTCCTAAATTTAAAATTACTGTGGATAATCCACATCAATACAACAAGAAAAAACAGGTACAAACCAAACTCGAATACGACCCGATAAGCATCAAATTCCATGACGATAATCTAGGAATCAGTACAGAACTTTGGTCTCTATATTACGGTTATTACTTCGCAGATTCAGCGCATGGTGGATCTGCAGGATCAGTGCCGAAACCAGGCGTATCTAATATGTCTGGATTCATGGGGACTTTAAGCTCTTTAGCGCCCGGTTTAGGAAGATTGCTAGGAAATCCTAGATCAGCCGCGGGCTCTTCAGAGGCAACTACGCCCGTGGGATATCAGAGAAACACATACGAATCAGAGGTGAGAAATAGATACAGATTTGGTCTAGACAACGACAGTTTCAGACCGTTTTTTAGTTCTATACAGATTTATCAGTTATCTAGAAAAGTCTATCAGGCATATACACTGATAAATCCGATCATATCTTCATGGCAGCACGACACACTATCCTACGAAGAAAATGGCACCACAGAAAACACCATGGCTATTAATTACGAAGCTGTTTTTTACGGTCAAGGTGCTGTAGCCGAAGGTAATCCCAAAGGCTTTGCCACAGAATTATATGATCGCAGTCCAAGTCCTCTATCGATAGCCGGCGGAGGGGTAGCTAACTTGTTAGGCCAAGGCGGGGTAGTCGATGGTACTGCTGATATAATCGGCGATATTACTAGTGGTCGCGCATTTAGCAATCCAGCAGCTCTAATCGGTACATTAACCAAGGGATCTAATGTATTAAACAATGCCAAGCAATTAACTAAACGAGGAATCAAAGATGAACTGTTTAGTGCTGCGGTTTCCAGTGTGCCTCCCATCGTAGGAGGACTTCTACAATATGATTTTCCTAAAAGAAGCGGAACAGGGCAGAATACTCCTATACAGGCAACCGGCTACAATAGTGGCCAACTTTCCACGAGAAATAATGCACCACCTCCAGCACCGGCTCCAGCACCGGCTCCAGCACCAGCACCAGCACCAGCACCGGCTCCAGCACCAGCACCGGCTCCAGCAGTAATACTACCAGTATCGCCCCCAACTGCGGTAGTGACTCCAATACAGCCCGCACCTTCTCAATAATAAAATCAAAAAAAATGTCAAATTTACCTAGACCCGAAATCAACTCAGATACTGAAGTTAGAGATTTTTTTGACGGTTATTTTATACAACCTATTTCATTTCCTTCTAACGAACTAGATGCAACTATCGGTTATTTCAAAGGTCGAGGATTCGACGATGTGTCAGCTAACGCAGTTTCGGTAGTGATATTAAGGCAGGCCAAGGTCGACAACATCAAGATATTTGAATTGTTAGATTCACTTAAGAATATTTCAGACGTAAAACTATTAGGAGCAGTAGTGGAAATTTTAAACTACGATAGGGAAGCTGTTAGCGTATTAGGATATAGATTTCCTAAAGAATTTGATAGCTACGAGTCTAGAAATATTAGACTATGAAAAGATTTGCGCAGGGAAAATTCGAATTAAAACATCCTGAAAAATATATAGGTCTAGGTCTACCTAGATATAGATCTAGTTGGGAATGGGCAGTAATGCGTATGTGTGACAACAATTCTTCGATAACGAAATGGGCATCGGAGAGTATACAAATACCATATAGGGACCCATTGACCGGAAAATATACCATATATGTTCCTGATTTTTTTATAAATTTTGTAGATAAGACCGGCAAACAGCACGCTGAACTATGGGAAGTAAAACCGGAAAATCAAGCTTTAAGGGAACGGGTAGGAAAAAATAAAATTAATCAAGCACATTACATACGAAATATGGCTAAATGGGAAGCTGCTAATGCTTGGTGTAGACAAAAAGGCCTGAGATTTAGAGTCCTTTCGGAGAATGACATCTTCCATAAGCATAAATGATAAGTATTTGACTATGACTAAAAAATTAGAAGAATTACTAAACCTTCCAGAAACTAGAGAGCTGGTCAAAGAGCAGAACGCTGCGTCTAAAATAGATAAAAAAGAAAAGATTAAGTCTTCAGTGCCTGCAGAAAATTTTTTTAAAAGCATCGACGAATTTGATAAGATATCCTCGGCACTACCGCAGGTTAACGGACTAGGAGATCTATCGGACACTGAATTTGACGAGCTAGCAAAAAGAGCTACTGATGCCTATGACGATTTAATGGATCTTGGTATGAATGTAGAACCTAGATATTCCAGCAGGATTTTCGAGGTAGCCGGAACAATGCTAAAAAATGCCATAGATGCTAAAGCAGCAAAAATCGATAAAAAACTAAAGATGGTCGAATTACAGCTGAAAAAGCACAAGATCGATCAAGATTCTAAAGGAAAGTCCTCGGATGATCCTGCAGAAGGAGAAGGATTTTTGATAACCGATAGAAATAGTCTTTTGGAAAAATTAAAGAATATAAAATAAATAATTATATGAAAACATTCGTAGAATATCTAACTGAAAGCCGGAAGACCTATAAATTTAAAATCAAGGTAGCTGGTGACCTTGGAGAAAATTTTAATGCAGATTTAAAAGCTGCCTTAGATAAATTTTCAGTAGTCAAACTCAGTTCAGGAAAACGCACACCTATTCAGGAAGTTCCTTTAGATTTTCCTGATACTAGAAACAGTCATGTAACTATCTACGAAGCAGAGATAGGCTATCCCACTACACCTCAGGTATTAACTGACTATATCGTAAGCTGCTGTAAATGCACGCATGCTGATATCAAAGTCCGAGGTGAAAACGAACCGACCGAGGCGTATCAACAACAGAAAACCGAAGGTGGCGACGACAGCGCACAAGATCAAGTCGGCCAAAAGCGAGTGTCTGATTTTATCAAAGAGCTGGCAGCAGAAGCTAAAATGCGGAGCTGTGAAGGTCAACCTAGAGAAGTAGAATCTAAAATGCCTGAGCCTGGACCTGCAGTGAGTCCTATAGGTTCTAAGGTCCAAAAAGGAAAATAATCATGGATTTTTATAAAGTTTATTCTAAGATCAGAGAAATAGATCAAGGTAAATCAACCATCACAGAAAACTGCGGGGCATCGATGCCCGGAACGCAGATACCCACAGCACCACCCATACCTCCTGTTTCGATGAACATGAACATATCGGCGCAGGGAGTGGATCAAATTAAAGAATTAATATCTCTGATTAGTGCTACCCAGCCAGCAGATAAACCCGGACCTAGCAGCGATATAATTGATATAGAACCAAAAGCCGACATTGGAAAAGATCAAGGATTACCGGATCTATTGAAATTAGCAGGTGCTGGGGAAAAAGAAAGTTATGCTAACGAGCCAGAAGAAAGAATATCCAGCATAGATAAGATATTACCAAGCGGTGATGATCTACATAAATCTAAGCGCATGTTCAAAAAAGCCAACGGCGGAGATAACGCTATGGCTATAGAGGGCATTCGTGCTCAGTTAGATCGAAGATATCGAGAAATCAAAGAAGGCAAAGAATAACCGTCGTGGCGCAGCCCAAATAGGCTCTTCGGAGCCTATTTTTTTCATTAAATAAAATATGCCGAGTAAAAGCCTAGATGGCGTACTGATTAAAAAAGCTAATCGCCAAGAGCGATTCAACGAATCGCATATTGAAGATCTTATGCTTTGTGCAGATACCGCAACAGGGTATCTACATTTTGCTAAGAACTTTTTTTATATACAACATCCTGTAAAAGGAAAATTACTTTTCCAACCGTATCAGTACCAAGTAAACCTTCTTCACAGTTATAATAATAATAGATTTAACATAAACATGTTACCACGTCAAAGTGGTAAGACTACTTGTGCTGCAGGATATTTACTATGGTACGCTATGTTTCATCCGGACCAAACTATATTAGTAGCAGCACACAAATATATAGGTGCTCAGGAGATCATGCAGCGTATCCGTTATGCCTACGAAGATTGCCCTGATCATATACGCTGCGGTGTAACTAACTATAATAAAGGCAGCATCGAATTTGATAACGGAAGTCGAATAGTGTCGGCGACCACCACAGAAAATACCGGCCGGGGTATGAGTATATCCTTGCTGTATTGCGACGAATTTGCGTTTGTGCAGCCCAACATCGCTGAAGAATTTTGGACCTCTATATCACCCACATTGGCCACCGGCGGCCGTGCGATTATTACTAGTACACCGAATTCTGACGAAGACACATTCTCTACCGTATGGAAAGAAGCTAATAAAAGATTTGATGATTACGGTAACGAAACTGAACTAGGAATCAACGGATTCTATCCATTTACTGCACACTGGAACGAACATCCAGACAGAGATGATGACTGGGCTAGGGAAGAACGAGGTAGAATTGGAGAAGAGCGATTTCGACGAGAATATGGTTGTGAGTTTTTAGTCTACGACGAGACCCTGATAAATTCTATCACATTAGCCGGCATGTCTGGGATCGACCCTGTGCTAAAAATGGGTCAATGTAGATGGTATAAAAAACCCAGAGATGAAATGATCTATGCAATAGCTTTAGATCCTGCACTAGGTACCGGAGGAAATAATGCAGCTATAGAAATAATAGAACTTCCGACCATGGAACAAATAGGAGAATGGCATCATAACACTACTCCTGTAGAAGGGCAGATTAAGATATTAAAAGACATCAACAAATACATCGCTGACTGCTGCCCAAAAATGAATGGACAAAATATCTATTGGAGCGTAGAAAATAATACCGTAGGTGAAGCAGCATTGATAGCTATAAAAAACCTAGGAGAAGAAAACATTCCAGGACTTTTTATCGCCGAGGCGATACGAAAAGGACATGTCCGTAAATTTAGGAAAGGTTTCAATACCACGCATAAAAGTAAAATATCAGCATGTTCTAGATTGAAATTTTTCATAGAAAGCGGTAAGATGAAGATATATTCAAAACCATTAATATCTGAGCTAAAGTCTTTTATAGCTACAGGAGTGACGTTTAAAGCTAAATCGGGAGAAACTGACGATTTAGTCAGCGCAATGTTGTTAGCTGTTCGAATGAGTGCGGTAATGTCGGACTGGGACTCAAGGATATTTGATATTATGACCGATATCGGTACTGACGATGTGGTAGATTTTGAACCTCCGATGCCTATCTTTGTTTCAACTAATTTCTAATAAATAACTATATGAAAAATCTCACTACGATATCTTCGGATCTTTTCAATAAGATACGCAGTTCTTTCACAGATATGAAAATAGGCGATCAAGAAGGTAAAGTTACTACCAATCCTTCAGATGCAAGATTCTTTGATATCAACTATTCTATAGAAGGTCACGATCTCGGTCGTGTTAACATTAAAGTTGACGAGGATAGTTTGACAGTGATCTATAATGAATCGATGCTAGGAGAGAACGATGCTTTAAAAACCGATTGGTTCGCATTTTTAAAAGATATGCGCCAATTCGCCAAACGAAATATGCTGAGATTCGATACTAGAGATATAACTAAGTCAAATTTAGATCAGAGAGATTACGAATATTTGGCTCGCAAAAACGGAGAAAGCAAAATGAGTGAATCAAGACTTTTTGGCACGTCTAGGACGAGCTATCAAGACATAGGTAATGCGAGAATCGTAGTGAAACATTCCGCACCCGTTAACTATGATAATCCTGCAGGTAGATCCCAGAGGATTGACAGCATTTATATCGAAAGCAGCAATGGTGAGCGATTTCGATACCCGCACAAACATTTAAACGGTGCTAGGGCTATGGCTGTGCATATCGGAAACGGTGGTACTGCCTATGATGAAATCGGAGGATACATTTCCGGACTCAGCGAAGAGCTTGGTAAACTCAGACAGTTTAAAAATTACGCATCGCGCTCGGGCGTTGTCAGCGAAACGCTCGATGATCTAACACAGAGAGTTCTGTCAAGGATCGACACTATTAAATCTGAAATCCATAGCCTACAGAGAGAAACAGCCTATAGAGACTTCGCAGATAAATTCCAACCTCAGCAGTCCCCGGAAGTACCTGAAGATATCAGGAACAATTGGGTAGACGCCCTAACCATTAAATCATTCAATGAAGAACTCACAGATGTTTTTCCTTATCTCTATAAACTAGTCAACGAGCAACCACAAGAATTGGGCTATGAGGACCTAGTCGCTGAAGAAAAAGAAGTCTGTGATGACTGCCACAAAGATCCCTGTGAGTGTGATGACGAAGTCAAAGAAGATTCTATGTTCGCTGAGTTTGAGGACCAAATGGACGAAATCACGACATTCGATTATGATGTAGAAGAAGGCAAAATGAGCGAAATCGATATAGATCTACGAGACATTGCCAACAGCGGAGATCAAGATGATCTCCTCGATGCCTTAGGCGGCTCCAAGGGTAATGCTGTCGCAGATGTCTTGGAAGACATGATGTCGGACATAGCCAATAAACTG